TAAAGGTTGGCCATATCAAAGAATCAAGAACAAATAGCGTTGGTTAGGAAGAATTGTACCATTGGAAAGTCGTATATCTTGGCTTGCGGTGAAGTCAAAAACCAATGGACTTGCCAAGACGACTGTGCTGTAAGCATAGGGCGAGCGCCTGCCGTTAATGCCAATACTAGCAATTCTAATCCTATAAGAGCTATTGGTTACATAGATATCCGATGGAAAGCGAATGAAGTTGGCGGCAGTTGTTCCAATGCGTATCCACTGATTGTCAGATGTGTCCAAAAAATCCACCTCAAAAGAAGCGATGAACGGATTGTTCTGCGGAGGATTCCAGCATATTGCAGGATTTACTGCAGCATTAAGAATGGAATAGGAGGAATACTGAGGAAAATCCCATGTAACTTCGTTATACGCCATTATGAAGGCACCTCCAAAACAATACTTCCACCATTTACTTTGGGAACCACTTGAGGGCCTGCAATGGAAGAGCGAGAAACACTAAGTTGCGTGCTTTCATCAGTGAGGGCAAATTTGGTTTCATCGTACAACGCTCCTAACACAGTAACCACGCCATTCTCCTCAACCACTGAAATCACTCTAAACTTCCTCACTCCATCGCTGCCTTCCTGCAGCACCCATGGCGCACCAACTAATGGCACGGCAGGCAATGCCGATAACAGCGTAAGAACGCTAGCACTTCCTGGAGAGTTAGTGACAGCCCGCGATTGAACTGTGCCGTCAGGAAGCATTACACTCACTTGATAAGAATTGCCGGAAAGAATTGTAAAAGGAGCGTCAATGGAAAGAGAAGTGGTAGTAGCCCCAATAATACGCCCTCCAAATCGCTTGCCTCCTTTGGCCGGATCTGCAATTCCAATGATTTCTCCAGGGAGCACGAAAAAGCCTTCTGTTGCAGTTTTAAAAGTAACAGTTTCCGTTTCTAGCTGATCACTAAGTAAAGTCCAACGTCCAATTCTTTGGGCCTGCCCTTGACTTGTGGTACCAAAAGCTCTAATCTCCACCTCTCTGTAACCATACCGCTCAATGCCTTCTCGATCTTCTATATATTCTATTTTTGCTTTGTAATTATCATTTGCATCATTCCAAGAAACAAGCGCCACTGTTTTTCTTGCTTTTCTTGCAGTTCCTTCGTAGGCGAATGGCGGCTCAGTGATCTCTCCATTGTCGTCTGTTTCTTGAATGACATTGGAAGGGGAAAAAATCTTACTGATTTGCTTGGGGCGGTCTTGGATGGCGACAATTGTGCCTTCGCTGAAATAAAGCATTCCACGAAATGCAGCAGCCATGGCATTTAAGGCATTGTATGCTTCTGTTCTGTCAGTGATGTAAGCATTAAAAACCATGCGTGGTTCCATGCCTCCTTTGCCGTCTGAAACCATTTCATCACAGTATTGAGCAATAGGATAGAGACTATATCTATCCACTTGACTTTCATCAATAAACTCGCCAGCTCCGTAGCGTTTGTTAGTTAATAAATCATAAAAAACCCACGCAGGATTATTACTCCAAACAGTCTTGAAAGTGCCGTCCCAAATACCACTATAAGTTCGCTGAATTGGATCGTAATTAGTTGGCACTTTAATTTTGACGCCTAGCATATCAGCGCTAAGCTGTGGCACCGCCGTAAAATTTTCGGCGCCAATTTTAATGCCAATCAGGGCAGTGTTGGGGTAGCGAAAAGAGCGCGTGTAGATGCCAACAATAGCTTTAAAAAAAAGATCGTCCGTTATAGAAGTAGAAGTGGGATCTTCCGTGATGCGCTCTAGCGTGACAATCCACGGCCCATTACCTTGCAAATCATATTCATATTCAAAATCAACTGGCCCTCTGCTTTTGCCAGTGATTGTTTTATTTTCATTGATGAAGTTCGACCCGCCATCTGGACGAATTTTAATGTTAAAGGTAACGGAGCGTCCCTTCACGTCTCCTGTTTCTTTGTCAATAAAAAATAAAGCGCCAACTCCCACTCTTATGCGCAATTTATTAAATAAATCACTAGCAGTTGTTCTGGATATTGCACCACTGGCTCTGGTTAGCTTTGTGCCCACTGGCTGTTCTGATCGAATGTCATCAAATCCCGGCATTGGGTCTTGATTTTGCGTGCCCACTCGGTAGTCAATGACTAAGGAATTTACATTGCCAGTGGCACTTGTTCTATTAAGCGATGGAATGGAAGCTGCGATTTCAGGCAATAATCCTCCTTTCCCATTGGCCGAAGCTGCACTGCCTGTAAAAAAATTATCAATGCCATAGTTAAAACTACCATCAATGTTTTTAATGGGAGTGTTATCTAAGTAAACACGAGTGAGTGGATCCACGCCATCCTCGAAACCCTCCACTTCGCCTTCTGAAAGGATGCCAACTACAGTTGCCTCTGAACGGCTTCTAAGCGATTCAGGGTCTTCCTGGGGCCGTCTTGCCTCTCCGCTTTTCCCTTTGCCTCCTCCGCCTCCGCCTCCTGCCGAGCCAGAAACATAGGCAGTCCACCCACCTTCTCTTCCGCGGATAAGATCTTCCATCACACTGGCAGTTGTTGAGTGGTTACAGCCGAAGAAATAACCAGAGGCGAAGCAGCTAAAAATCGACCATAGAGCAATGGAATTGGCTGACCTTGAGTGGTTAGTTCCGTAGACCTATCAAACAAAAAACTTTCTTTTCGTTCATTGTCAGAAGGCGTGGCTAATTGCTGTTGAGGAGTAAGCAAAGAAGCGATGCCGCCAAGCACCATGGTGGCACCAAGCCCAAACAAAATATTGCCAGCAGTTAATGCAGTTTTTCCTATGTATCCCAGCGCAAACCCACCAACACCAGGAATAAAAGACAAGGCAATCAACGCCACTCCAAGCAAAATTCGTCCAAAATCGCCACTTCCTGTGACAATTGGAGCAATAATTAAACGGTCGCAAGGCATGATTATATTTTCATAATCCATGCCTTCGCTATCGTCGTTGATCAAACGAAATGCCACACCCTTCTCATGAGCATTAACCATATATTCCTTGAAGCCTTCTAGTTGATTGCACAATGCCGACATTATGTCGCGAGGAGAAGATGCAACAAAGCGAAACTTGCGACCAAACCTGCGCCCAAGTTCCCCCAATAGTTTCACTTCAATGTTTTTCATTGCGCAAGCTCTTTGTGTCGTAAAATTTTAGTAGTGCATTTTTGCCAATAACCCCCATAGACATTGGCTTCAGATAGTCTACCCAGTAAATGCTGATAAAAGATATTGCGCTCTGGCGAATGAAGAACGCCCACGTGATTAGGGAATTCAGCCTGTAATTGCATCAAAACAATATCTCCTTGCTTTTGAAGCTTGTCCACTTCCACAAAACCTTGACTCTTGAAATTTTTTTCAAACATTCGCCATTCGCTGCTTTTCCATTCAAACTCCTCCCCTCTATCATAATCGTCCAGCAAAATGCCAAACTCTTTGTTGAAATAATCTCTCACTAGACCATAGCAATCGTAAATGCCATAAATCCATGGTCTCTCCAGGAAGGGCGCGTTGCCAGTGGGGTCCATTTCATGCCAACTATTGGCACCAATGCAATACATCACCCATGGTAAATTGATGGCCTTGCATGAAACAATATCATGCCTGCTAAACCGATCATTAAAGCCAGTGTGAGAATGAAAAATCGCTTCAATACCTATGCCCTCTAGTTTTGCATAGTCTTTTGCACTAATCCCAAAGTTTTCCGATGGGGAAGGATGAATGTTTAGACAAGGGAAAAATTGCCCTCCTGCAATAATGCCGCATACTTCCTCTTCCGGCATGGACTGCGCATAAATACGTAATTCGTCTTTGAGGCCTTGGTAATTCATTGTCGTCCTTTAATGGCCCCAGGAAATCCGCCAAAAGGAAGCGACTGGTTTGGAAATCTTAATTGACAACTTTGAACTCTTTTGCCGCAAACATCAAGCAATGGATTGGAAGTGGGGGTGTCGTCTGATTCAGCCACTGGTCCTCCCGTGTAACCGCATTCACTACTTCTGTATTTCCATTGACAATAATTTTG